CGAGATCCCATCCCATGACGTTGGCGTATCCGTAGATCACGTAGACTAGGTCAGAGAGTTCTTTGAGTTCGTTCTCAGGGCTATACAGTTCATCGACAAAACCAAAGTCTTCTTGTGTAGACTCCCACCACTCATCATACTCTTCGTAGATTAGGTTCTCAGACATTTCTCTACTAGGCTTCTGGCCTGTAAGCCCTACGAACTGTCGGACCATGTCAGTGACTGTCATACGATAGGCGAAGGCGTCTTCTTCGTTGCTGTAGTATTGCTCTGAGGCAACCCAATCGTCTAGCTGTTCTTGCGTCAACATTTATTCCTCCAGTTCTTTCCACCAGTCCATTTCTTCTGTCTGGCGAATGATTTCTTCTGTGTCTATCAGTCCTGTCTGAACCAAGGATTGTACCACAGCGTAGGGCGTGAGGTCAAGCATTTCGATAAGAGCGTCCATGCCGTAGTCCTCTGCCAGTGCGTTTATCTTACTCTCCAGATCAAACATCTTCCCAGTCTCCGTAGGCGGTGATAATGAAAGAAGTAACATTGCCTGATGTGTGGACCTCAAGGTTTTCCTTCGGCAACAGACCTTCAAGGACACTCATGAGTTTTGTAAGTTGCCTCTCTTCAGTGCTGTTAAATGTTACTTCGTAGGTTGTGTCTACGCAGTCTATTCCTCTATTCATATTCTTTCTTCAACCTCTCCATGCTGACCCATTCTAGTTCGTAGTCTCCATTGATTAACTCTCGCTTCACTACCAAACCCTTCCTCCACTCTGCGTTAGCTTGGCCCGCCCAGCTTTCTTCCGCTCCTTTGAAGCAGCCCACCACAAGCCCATGAAGCGGTTTAGGCTTAGCATCACCCTTATAGTGATAAGAGAATTTATGAGTATGCCCGACAGTACCAGAACAGGCCAGCTTTTCAACAAGAGAATACCCATGATGCTTAGTTGCCATAGCAGAACCAAAATTACCACTAGCAACAAAATGGCCGTAGAGGACACCATCATAGTCAAAGAGGGCGGGGGCGCTGTTGCTGTATTCATGGTACTCGTCGAACCAATAGTCTGTTTGAAGATGCCCAAAGGATATCCCGTGCTTCTTTCCCTCAAGTCGTGGGTCTGTGGCAATAGCCTTTTTGATTCGATGTTCGTGGTTCCCTTCAAACCCAAAGAATCTAGGTCGCTTTCTTTTTGCTTTCTTGAAGGGAGCGCGAATGCGTTCCTGAGAATCGTTATAAACTTCGATATCTTTTTCATAGTTCTGACTCACAAAGTTGCGTGGACTCTTGCTGTCATACATGTTGAGGCTTCGCATGTCAGCGCCATCCCCTAGATCTACAACATAGTCGGGTCGTAGGTCATACAGGAAACTGCCGAGCCAGTCGAAGCGTTCGTTGCTTACTGCCGGATCAGCGTGAGCACAGCTATAAACTACAACAGTCTTAGTCATGTTTAGTCTCCCAAGTAAGCCACTCACCATCCTCGGCTATCTCGTAAAAACCGTCTTTGTCATCCGTAGGTTCGAGGTAAGGGGAGCCACAGCAACCGCAGCCTCCAATAGAAACTCCGTGTTTCAGGGTGATCTTACGAAGGTCTTCCAGAAAGTCTTCAGTATTAGAAACAGTCATCAGGTATCTCCAGTCCGCCGATAGTGGAATTAACTACCTTCACATCATCGTAGGCTTCATCAAGGGTCAAGTAGAAGATCTCTTCTTGGATCATCTCACCCAAGTGGTCCTGTGCAAGGTAAACTACAGAATAGTGAGGTTCTTGGTCGTGTTCTACTGGGCTCTCAAGAACTTTGTGTAGCGTTATCATGTCACTCATTTAGCCACTCCTCCGGTATCTCATTGTCTGCGTAAAGGAACCCGTTCTTCTCACACCACATGGCGTAGGTTGTCTTTGATCCCTTCAGTATCTTATTATTAGAGTTAGAGAAGACGAAACGAATGTCAAGGTCAGGGTGCTGTTCTTTTACGTTCAGGTGTTTCTTTCTGTCGCTTGCTGTGAACCTGCCCTTACCCTCAATGATGATCCCGTTGGGTAGTACGAAGTCTGGTGTGTAGACCTTATCCTCTACGAGTTTCCACTTAATCTTTTTCTTCTCGTACTCGTATCTTACCTTTCTTTTCTGTAGTTGTTTCGCTATGCGCAACTCAAGGCCAGACCTGTACCCAGCCTCAAGTGCTTCTTTGCTGTACCTACTCCTTCGCATCACCTGCCTCCTCAGACACCACTGGAGGCGTCCATAGCTGACCGGGGAACCTACGAAGCCAGAGAAGCCTACCGTTCTCTATGATACGGTCGATGTCTCCGTCGTAGGCCTGAACCACTGCATCCCAGAGTTCTTCTTCTGTAGTAAGGTTCTCCAACATTCTCTCCGACTTCTTTGGACCTACACCACTGAGGCCTATGATATTGTCAGCGTTGTCACCCATCAGGATTTGCTGGTAGAAGAACCTAAGACCACCGAACTCGTCTACCTCTGTCCATGTACGCTTTACTGGGTTGTAGTGTGTCCCCGGTAGCTGCAACATGTCCTTGTCGATAGAGACTACAACACAGCTAGGATAGAGTTCTGTAGAAGCTATGCCGATTAGATCGTCTGCCTCTTCACCTTCGGACACTACAGCAGACCAGTTCTCAATCATGTGATGCCTGAGGATTGGTAGGAATTCAGGCTTAGCTGACTGTCGTGTGCCTTTGTAGGGGTAACTAACAGCTATCTCGAACCTGAAGTTACCCGAACCAGTGAGGAACAGTGTGTAGTCATCGTCCTCCCAGAAGGGATCAACATCGTTTAGGGCTTGGTATAGCAGGTCGTCTACGAGTTCTAAGGCGTCGTCTTCTGTCACTGAGGTCTTAGAGAAGGCTGCTTGGTAAGCGAAGGGATCACCGTCTATGAGTGTTCTCACAAGTGAACCTCCTTTCTTTTGTAGAATAAGCAGGGGAACACTAAGGAACCCCCGCTAATCATTCGACAGACTGCCTTAGAAGTCGATCATGTCCTCAAGGTCAGGCGACTCATACTCGACCAGTTCGAGAACCTGTACAGCAGAGAGACGAAGGTTGCCGTTGTAGTTCTCAAGGACTACACCAACCTTTGAGCCATTGCCGATCTCGCCCATTTCGTCAGCATTCCATTCCTGCTTATCAGCATCGACAACCTTTGGTGGGCCACTGAATTCAGGAATAGGCTTCTTAGTCTTCTTGTCGAGAGGGCCAATGTGCTTACGCTTCAGCTTTGTGAAGACACGGCCATCCTTCTTCTTCATACGATCATGGCCCATAGACTTCATGTCAACGCCGTTAGCTTCGAGTTCAGCTACAAAAGCATCAGGATCATCAGGGTAGAAGTCTATAATGTACTGACCACCAGCCTTCTTCACGGCCTTAGCAGCGTTGTTTTCGTCGCCACCCTTGTCCATGTTCTGGGGAAAGACCTTCACCCATTCAGCAGTGCCGGTCGCCTTAATAAACTTAGCCATGTGTTATTCTCCTTTATGGCGTTAGAGTTCGTGGATTATAGTCGATGAAAGGTCTACGTGTCAATGGCTTTAGTGACACTGCTGCCAGTTTTTGCCAATATCTGTAGAACCTTCCATAGGACAGAAGAGTTTGAGTTCTTCTCCTGCCCACACAATAGCGTCACGTTGGATTTGACCTAGACGTTCAGCCATGTCTCTTGAGCCGTTGACTTCTGTTTGCCACTCGTCGTGCGGCCAAGTCAGTAGCTTGTAGTTGATACCTTCTCTGTCTGCGTTAGCCATCCATTCCATACAGGCATACTTCATGAGAGTTGACTCACCATTCTGTAGCATACCCGCAAGGATGAAGTGCTCACCGGGGAACGGTACCCTACGGCCATCAAGACCCTTGAAGTAGCCTCGTTTGCCAACCTTTGGTAGGGCCATCTTGAGTTTAGCCAGACCTTCGATGGACTGCGTGAAGTTCTCGACAGCCTCACCAGCCTCTGCCGTGCTACAGGATAGGATCTCTGCGACCTTCGCATTGCCAGCACCCAACAGAAAAGCATAGATGAAGGTCTTAGCGTTATCCCTAGTGATGTGGTCGAGACCTAGTGCTCGGCGGTTCAGGTTGTGGATGTCTGTCTCGTCCTCCTTAGAGCCTGACAAGATAGCGTCACGGTACTGCTCAGACTTCATGAAGTGTGCTAGGAGGCGTAGCTGGATGCCCTCAGCGTCTGTGCCGACCTGCCAGCAGCCCTCAGGTACATGCCAGAGTGCTCTCATAGGTCCGTCATACTTTGCTTTCACCTGCTTGACTGCCGTGTCAGGGTTGCCGTGGAACTCAGCAGGTACGTTAGCCTGATTTGGTGCGCTATGGGCTAGACGATGCGTCCAGCTTCCGATACCAGTGAACCTGCCGTGAATGCGTCCGTCATCTTTCACCTGTCCTAGCCACTCTACAAGACTGGACCGACGACCATCTAGGGTCATCCACTCAGCCAGCTTATGTGCTCCTGCCGGTGCGTCATCAGGCAGTGTGTTGAGGTTCGTCTCGTTACACTTCCAGCCGTACCGCTTGAACTTCTTACCGCGCTCCATCAGTTCTGAGGTGTCTTCTCCCTTGCGCTGGGCTGTCTTTAGGTCTTTCTCCCACTGTGTGTAGCCATCAGTCTTTGTAGTAGGCTTCCAGCCAGCCTCCCAGAGCCTGTCGATGCGCTTCTTGGGTGAGCCGGGAGAGAACTCAATGTAGTCGTAGCAAACAAGAGTGTCACCTACACGCTCAGTCTTGGGATACTTGTCCATAGCCTTAGAGACGTTACTATATAACATTCCGTCAGCTTTCATAAGGTACTTGATCTCGTTGACTGCCTCAAGCTTAGGTGGGAAGTCACGCTGGAACTCCGACTCAAGGTGGGACATACGATCAACGATCTCGCCTAGCATTTCCTCCGCTTCATCTGCGTTGAATGCAAAGCCATTCTCCGTAGCTGTCTCAAGGATACGCTGGATGTCGTGTTCGATGCGTAGAGGTTTGACCCACGTAGCTATACCGCCCTTATCTTTGATCTCCTGCATAAGCTTCTTGAAGACCTTGATCGTTACATCAACGTCGTTCTTACAGTAGTCAAGCATCTCGTCTGTGAGGCCACCCTCGAAGTCAGTAAACTTACCCTTGAAGAGACCTACCTGTTTGCCCCAAGCATCAAGAGAGTGACCACCCTTACGGTCATACCTGAGAAGACGCGACATAATCAGTGAGTCTACAACCTTCTCGAAGGGTAGGTGCTCCTCACCGAAGAACTTACAGAGGACTTTCCAGTCGAAGCCTACACCATTGTGCATCACGACCTTGTCGGCACTGTCGATGTACTCAAGGTAGCGGTCACGCTCAGGCTCAAGCTTGTCAGGGTGAATGAAGACCTGATGGTCGCCTCCGGTTACATCACGGGCAACGATGCACCAGATACGCTTAGGGTCTAGGCTGTCGGTCTCAATATCTAATGCTATCGTCTTTGTCATTGTTCAAAAGTCTCCATCGTCTAGGTTTACCTCGCGCAGTGTAAACGTGTCTGCATCGAATTTCAACCATCCAGCACAGCCAGTCGCACCGGCAGGGCGGTTCTTAACCAACAGAAGTTCAGTCGTGTTACGCTCTTCTTCGTCTTCGTGCATCTTGTCGCGCTTCAGTCGCACCACTACAGAGGCCCGCTTACCGATCATACGGCAGTCCCTGATCTGGCCATCGTCATTCTCGTGAGCAATCGTCACGATACCTACGTTCAGTTCAGAGGCTAGACGCGCCAGCTTAGTAGACAATTCAGAGAGCCATGCCTCTGTAGACTGGTCTGTCTGACGTGAGTAGGCCAAGTCTTGGATAGGCTCGAAGAAGATGTACTGACAGTTGCAGCCCTCAGCAAAGTAACGGATGCGGTCAAGGATGTTCATAGGATCTTCATCGACACCAAGAGAGAACTGGAAGAGGTTCTCACGCTCACTCATTTCTTTGATGGCGGTGTCGACCTCTTGCTTGTCGTCAATCAGATCTGACCGTGTGACGTTCTTCTCAATCCAGTAGGACACCAGACCAAGGATCGAACGCTTCTTAGTCTCCTCCATGTGGCAGATAGCGATGGGTACCTCAGGGTAGCTACGAAGCATGGTGTGCTCCAGCTTACGCATGAACTCAGTCTTACCAATACCCTCAGGTGCAGAGAAGACAGTGAAGTGACCACGCATGAGACCAAGGGCCAGATCATCGAAGCCTTGGATGTACGTGGGCAGGTAGCTGCTGTCCTCGTCCTCGTTGACGATCTTCAGGAACTGTTCTGTAGTATTGAAGACGTTCTCAGGTACGTACTTCTTAGCATTGAAGAAAGCAGAGTTGTAGGCTGCACTAGCGCCAGCATCAAGGAACTCATTAGCGTCCTTGTATTTATCGTGAGGAATGACGTAGACCTTGTTAGGAAACAGGATGGCCAGCTTGTTCACGATGGCGTCAGACTTACCGTCGTTGTCTACGGACATGAGAATCTTGTCGAAACTCTTCAGGAACTTCATCACCTTTTCGTTCTGCCAAAGCTTACGCGATGGTGTAGCACTCGGCAGAGACACGAAGGGGTACTTAGATCCAGTCATCTGGTAGCCAGACATAGCGTCCAGTTCACCCTCTGTGACTACCACAACCTTAGAGGAGCCACTGTTGAAGGCGTTCATACCGAACAGTTCGTCTGCCGTGAAGTTATCTACAAAGAAGTCTTTAGGAAACTTACGGACCTTACAGCCACCTGAGGGGTAGACGTAGGCATGGCCCACGTTATCGGCTGACGCCTTGTCTACAACAGACTTGACGCCGTACACTTTCATCGTAGCCGGTGTGACGCCACGGTGGGCCTGTGCTGTCATCTCGGTCAGGTTCGTGTTTGTTCTGTCCCATACGGATTGTTGCATGCTTGTCTGTCCTTTTCCATGATAGTAGTTGCTATTCGTAGGATACTCCTCAGAGGCCCAGTCGTAAACCTCTTTGTTGCTCTTGGCAGGGTACCCTGAGTCGCACGAGAAACACTTACCAATCATCTTCTCTGTGTTGTAGGTGAAGGCGTCTGTGCTGCCGCAGTCTACAAAAGGACAGGGCTTCCTAGATAATTCCAAAGTTACACCTCATAGTCTTTGTCACCGGGGTTGCTCATCACAGGTGGGTTGTTTTCTCCGTAGTTTCCATACTCATCAAAACGACCAGCAGTAGTTTCTTCGACCTCTACCTGACGGTTGTCAATCTTTCGCCGCAAGTCCTCAAACACCTCTTCTGTAGTGATACCAGCCATATGACAGAACAAGACAAGCCTAATGCCTATCTCATTGAAAATGTCTGCCTCCGCACGGCTCATCTCAAACACATAGGTTGCATCACCGTTCTCGTGTTCAACTACATCAGCTACTTCAATCATAGTTTTTCACTCCATGTTTGTCTATGTCCCCAAGCATGAGCATAAGAGACTTCTTAACGTCTTCGATACTCTCGCCAGTCACACTGACAGGGTTCTCAGTCCACCCGTCTCCATCGTCCAGCTTGTAGTACTCATGAATAGCGTAGTAGTCCCAGCCGTACTTGTCTTTGTGTCTCATCAGTTGGTAGTGCCAATGGTTACTCATTTATTTGTACATTTCATTTCTGTGCTTAGCTCTGAACTTCCATGTAGCGGGCAGTCGGCTCGGGTCACAAACACCACGTTGCCGTCTTTGTCTTTTACGCCACCCATGTAGCCACACCCGTGACCGTTATCTATAATAGGGCAGATGCAGCCCATACTACACGCATCACGTGAGCCGGGGGTTGGGGTACTACTCATCCTTAAACCTCTCTTTTAACCACCGTTTGTAGTCAGGAAATTCCATGTAAAACGCAAGAACTCTATCAATAGCCAACAACAGGTCTTCATCTTCGTCTTCGTCAACCATTTTGTAGGACTCCATAAGGGAAATTACAACAATGTCATCCTCAAAGTCGTCCTTTAAGTTGCGTAGGGCCTGTGAAAATCTTTCGGCTATTCTACTACTAGCTTTTCGTGTCTCATCGTAGTTAGTCATCGGTTTCACCTTGTGTTTAGTCATTGCTGCACACCCATCCCCTGACGGATAGTCCAAAGGTTCTCCACAAGAAGTGCAAAGGTCAGTCATCGTCTTTTCCTTTCATCAGTGCGCCCCAAGATACAGGGTAGAGACTATCCATAACCTCAGAGATTTGATTGGCAACCACACGGCTCTCGTATTGGGTGTCAGAGGCACAGCGGAGCTTACACATAGCAGCAAAGGCATCCAGAGAACCGCTCCAATACCATTCGGTCATTTGCGAGGTAGGAAGCACCATCCGAGCCATTTCGGGGGACACGCCCCGGTCAAGTAAGTCGTGATACCATTCGGAT